GGTTTTGCAAAATGGGGTCGATCTGATTAACCAGTTCCACGCCGACCCGAACATGGTGATGAGCCATCTTCAGGATATTCCGCAAGACCCGCAAGGGCGCGCGCAATGGCTTCAGCGCGGCTTGGCCTCGGTATCGGGCACGCTCGAAAATCTGAAGGCAATGACGCCGACCCCGACGCAAATCGATACGGGCGGCTCGATCCAGTACAAGGATACGAACCCGCTGACGAACCCGTCTATCATCGGCACGACGATCAACAAGACGCTAGACCCGACGACGGCATCGAGCCCGGTAAGCGTCATGGGGCCAAACAACACGCCTGGCGTTGTCCCGCGCGGCGAGATGTGGAATGCGCCGCCGCTGCCGGCTGGCGCCAGTCCGCAAGGCGCGGGCGCGTCAGCTCCGCTGCCCGGTCAGGCCGCGCCGGCCCAGCCTGCGCCAGCGCCATCCGGACCCGCGCATTTCGTTGCGACCGGTGCGCCGATGGGCGTACAGGGCTCCAACGATGGCAACGTGCAGACGGTCAATACGCATTGGAGCCAACTGAGCAACGATGCCTCGAACGCGCAAACCAATATCGGTATCGCTCAAAACATCAAGGCATATGCGGATAAGGCTCTGACCGGTAAGCAGGGCGACAAGCTTGCTGCCGTCAACGGCATCCTGTCGATCTTCGGGCAGGGAGGCCAAACCGACATTTCGACGGCGACCGATCTGCTTCAGAAGAACATGGCTCGCCTGTCGCTGACTTCCCGCCAAGGCGCAGGCGGCACTGATGCAGCCGGCGCGCTGGCGACTGCTGCGAACCCGCACGGAACGATGACGGCCGCGGCGATCAAGGACGCCGCCGATCAGGTCATTGGCTCTCAGCAGATGGCGCTCGCCGAGCAGAAGATTTTGCAGCCGTACAAGCTGAGCAACAACGTTGCCGGGTATCAGCAGGCTCAGACGCAGTTCAATCAGGCTGCCGATCCGCGCGTGTGGCAATTCGCGAACATGAGCCCGCAGCAGCGCGCGACCTTCAAGGCCGGCATGTCACCGGCAGATCAGCAGGCCTTCGGCGCGAAAATCCGCACTCTCGAATCCCTGGGGGCCATCAAGTGAGCCTGTCCGACGATTTCGACTCGATCGGCACGACGCCGACGAAGGGCGCCACGCCGGCTGCGCCGGTGGCCGCGAAGCCTGCCGCCGCGTCTGCCGCGCCGTCGTCGCTGTCGGCCCAGTTCGACGCGACGCCGACGACTGCACCCAAGGCACCGGCTCTGAAGCCCGACGCTGCGCAGCCACATGAAACGATGCCGCTCGATATTCTCGGCGGCGCCGTCGAGCCGCTCGTGACAATGGCGACGGGCGCGCTTGCGGCCCCAATCGGTGGCATCGCGCGGCTCGCGTCGGCGGCAACGGGCAGCAGCTACGACGACGCCAAGGCGACCGGAAACAAGGTCACTGATGCACTGACGTATCATCCTCAGACGCAGGGCGGCCAGCAGGCTCTCGCGGGCCTTGGCGATATGGCGACAGGGGCGAAGAATGCCGTGATGAACTCGCCGGTAGGCCCCGCGCTCTCCGCGGTCGGCAACGCCTACGACAATACGTTCGTAAAGGGCGCGCCGAATGCACTGATGGCGACGATCAACGACCAGGTCCCGACAGTGACGGCGAACCTCATTGGGCCTGCCGCGCTCGACGCTCTGAAGGGCGCTCCGAACGCGCTGCGAGCTGCGATTGCGAATCCTGCGGCGGTGGCCGAGCGAGTCGAGCCGTCGATGCCGGCCGCTGCGCCTCCGAAGACCGCTCCAGAGCCGTATGTAGGTGTGAGCGATATTGTTCCGCAACCGGATTCGGCTCAAGGTGTGGTGCCGAACGCCTCGGCACAAGGCGCAACACTGCGCGGTGTCGGCGCGGCCGAAGCAAACCTTAACCCGTATGCCGGCCTGACCGGCGAAGAGGCAGCGCGCGGCGGTAGCAGCACCTTTCCGCAAGTCAAGGTGGCCAAGAGCGCGGGCGACGTCTCTCCGGATGAGCAGGCAGTGCGCGCGCAGATCGCGAACGAAATCCTCGGGCCCGACAATGACGCTGTGCGCACGGGCGTTATCACTGGCAACGAGGACATGCTGCGCAGCGAACACACGCTGTCGCGCAGTTCGGATAACACGCCAGAACAGGTTGCCTTGCGTGGGCAGATCGCGCGCGAGCAGCAAGCGCTGTCGAACTATGCGCAAGACCGGATCGACGCGACAGGAGCAAACCCAAATCTGATCAACAACGAGCAGCGCGGCCAGGTCGTCAATGATGCAGTGCACGGCGACGGGGGGCTTGCTGAGTATTTCCAGCAGGCGAAGCAGCAGATTTATGATCAGGCCAGGCAAGAGTCGGGTGACAACCCGATCCAGACAAGCCACGTCGATGCGCTGCTGAGTGATCCGCAATTCATCGCGGAGGCTGAGCGCGGAGGCAATGCACGTGTCGTGTCAGGCATTACGCGATTGATGGACCTCGCGCGCAGCACTGGCTTCCGCGACCCGATCACAGGCGAGGTGACGTCTCCGGGAAGCGTAGCCGCGTGGGATGCGGTGCGCAAGTCGAATAACGCCGACTGGAACGACGGCAACGCACGTACGATCGGCGCGGTCAATCGGGCGATCGATCAGGACATCGCAGCGGCGGCAGGATCGGATGCGTACAAGCTCGGCGACGCGATCCACCAGGCGCAGCAGAACATCATGGGCGCGCGCGGGTTCAAGCAGATTTTCGGGGATGCAGATTCCAACGGCGTGAAAAGCGGCGCGGCGGTTGAGCAGATTCCCGGCCGGCTGAACAACATGCCGATCGATCAGTGGCGGCATATCTACAACACGTTCGACGACCTTTCGCGCGGCCAGATCAGCGGCGCACCTGATGGCATCCCCGCTATTCCCAGCGAGTTGCAGCAGGCGGCTCAGGCGGCAAAGAATGAAATGTCGGGCGCGCTCGCGCGGGAAGTGTACGAGCAGGGCGCGGGGAAGTCAGGTGTCTGGAACCAGAACAGCGTGAACAAGACGCTCAACTCGGTCGTCGGGCAGAAGATTCTGCAAACCTTCCCGCCGGATGAAGTAGCGCGCTTCCATACCTTGAACTATGGCGGCCAGATCATGCCTGGCGTCCACTCGTATGAGGGGGCCGGGCTTCAATCGCAACGTCTGAGCAAAGGCAGCCTGATCGAGCGGCACGCGCAGAAGGTCGGATCAACCGTTGGCGCAACAATTGGCGGCGCAGTTAGCGGCGGCGCGGCGGCTGGCGTAGGTTCGACCGCTGGTTCGTGGGCTGGCAACAAACTCGCGGGTCGGGCCGCTTCGGGCCGGCTTCAGGGTGAGGCAAACAAGCTGATCGAGGCGATGCGCTCTAACTCAAAGCTCGGTCGATAGGCTCAAGGATGCCGTAAAGCCAGTTCCAGAACCATTCGGTTTCTTTACCGTCACAAACGGCGGCATAGATCATCAATGGAATCCATGCCTGAGTGACGATCACCAAGGTTAGCGCAGCTACCTGAAGCAGCCATTTAAGCACTTTCATCTCGTTCCCCTTGCCCGCTCCATGCGGGCTTTTTTATTCCTTGGCCGCCATTGTGCGGCCTTTCTTGTTTTGAGGCCATATGAGTTCGATCCTTCCGAACGGGAAAACGCAATTCATCGACCAGAACGGCGCGCCGCTGGCCAGCGGTCAAGTGTTCTTCTATGCGCCCGGCACGTCCAACCCGCAGGCGACGTATCAGGATCAGGCGCTGACGATTGCCAACACGAACCCGGTCCAACTGGATTCGCGCGGCCAGGCTGTCATCTGGGGTTCGGGAACCTATCGCCAGGTGGTTCGGGATGCGAGCGGCGTCACCATCTGGGATCAGGTGATTGCGGATGCCACCGGCGCGCTTGGCGATCAGATTGCGGGCATCACAACGGACCTTGCGGCCGGCACCGGGTCAAGCCTTGTTGGATTCCAGCAGGGCGGTGGTAGCGCGCAGGCCCGCACGGTGCAGGACAAGCTGCGTGAGGCGATTGTCTCGCCTCAGGACTTCATGACGGCCGAGCAGATCAATAACGTCTATCTGCGCCTCGGTAATGTCGACGTATCGGCGGCAATTGCGGCTGCAATCACGGCTGCGGGCCCGGGTGGTGAGGTCTACTTTCCGCCCGGTTACTACGGCGTCACGAGCTCCATCCTCGTTTCGGATGCGACGCGCATTCGTGGCGCCGGCCGCTTCTCCTCGGTCATCGTGCCGGTCGGCAACTTCGATGTGTTCAGCTTCAACGGCGGCTCCGGCACGCCGAGCGGCGCATCGCTCACGAGCATGGGTTTCAGTGCTGCCGGCATGACCGGTGGCAATCTCATAGCCACGACGAACAGTCACCGCCTCCTTTTCGCGGATATCGTTGCAACCAGTCCGTACAACGGCTTTTCGATCAACTGGTGCAACTCCTGCTCGATTCGGGACGTTTGGATAAACGGCGTAACGGGGCAGTGGGGCGTTAAGTGGTGGGGCACGACGAACAAGTCTGACGTGCTCGACTTGGATAATGTCGTCATGAGCGGTGTCTCGGCGTCACCCACCGCGACCGGTATCTTGATGGACGGCTTCGTCAACACGCTTGATATGCGTCACGTCGCATGTACTAGTTTCAACCGCGGGCTGTGGACAGTCAATAACTCGGGGAGCTCCAGCAATTTTCCGTCCTTCATCACCGCATATGATTTCCAGTGTGACTTCCCGAATCAGGAAGCGATCCGGCTGGAGGGTGGTGTTCGGCAGTGTCACTTCACCGACGTTTACGCGCACGGCTCGAAAACCGCGCAAAACATCTATATCGACTCATCGGCAACGCTTATCACGTTCAAGGGCGGCAAGTCGGACGGCGCCTTTCTCGAAGGCATCTACATCAATGGCACCTACTGTTTCTTAGGGGCAGGGTTTCAGGTGTCGTCCAATGGTCAGCAGGCAAGCGGGACCATCTCTGGCATCCGAATCGGGTCGAACTCCATCGCAACGAAGGTCATTGGTGCCCATGCAGGTTCATGGGTCGGCGTGTCGGCTGCAAGCCAGAACTATGGCGTTCAGATCGATGCAGGCGCTCAAGGCTATGTGGTAACGGGTAATACACTCCGCACGAACGTGACTGGCGATATCCTCGACAATGCGAAAGACCCGACTTCGCTGGTATTCGGTAATAGCGGAATGTCGTCGCCATGGACGACAGGGTTTGCAATTCAGTCGATGGCAGGGGATCTTCCGCTCAATGCAGCCGGCACCGGAACGGTAAAGCTTGGCAATGCCAGTAACGGCGTTGGCTTTGGTGCCTCTTCTCTCGCCAGCTCGGTCAACTTCGCTAAGGCATTTGGCAATGCGACTGGCTCTGCTCCTACACTCCAAGCGGTGGGATCAGACGCTAACATCAGCCTCAAGTTGTCGGCGACCGGGACAGGCAGCGTCGTGTCTGGCACGAACGTCATTCCGAGTACGGATAACGCGTTCACATGTGGTGGATCCGGCTCGCGTTGGTCCGCAATCTGGTCTGCCAACGGGGCGATCCAGACGTCTGATCAACGCGATAAGACAGACATTACTGATAGCTCGCTCGGCCTCGACTTCATCAACTCGCTGCGGCCCGTTTCGTACAAATGGAAGGTCGGCGGCCAGACGGTCAAGCAGACGTGGCTCGATGCAGAGGGCACGCCGATCGCAGATGGTCAGCCGATCCCAGAAGACGCCGTGCCAGGCCCGGATGTGGTTACGCCGCGCCCTGGAATGCGCACGCACTGGGGCTTCATCGCGCAGCAAGTGAAAGCCGCATGCGACGCGGCCGGTGTCGATTTTGGTGGCTGGGTGCTGAGCGATGAAAGCGATCCGAATAGCCAGCAGGCAATCCGACCCGACGAAATTATTGCGCCGCTCGTGAAGGCGGTGCAGCAACTTTCGCAGCGCATTTCCAAACTAGAAAGCCCATCCTCTTAGCCACATGCAAGCCGCCTTCGGGTGGTTTTTTTGCGCCGCACGCATGAAGTTAGAACAACCTAAAAACGGGGAATCCCACATGCACGACCTTGCAGCAAGCGCGGTAAAGGCGGCGCCAGCAGTCGGCGCTAATTACTGGTTCTGGCTCACGAGCCACGACATCAATTGGTATGTCGCGGCCGCAACGCTCGTCTACATCGGGCTGCAGTCGTTCTATCTGATCAGGAACAAAGGCCGCAGAGGTGTTGAATGAGCAGCTTTGATGATGCATTTACCGCGCTGATTGGCAACGAGGGTAGCTACTCGAACAATCCCGCCGACCCGGGAGGGGAGACCATGTTTGGGGTAACAGCCCGCGTTGCTCGAGCGGCGGGCTATGCCGGCGCAATGAAAGACCTGCCGCTCGACACCGCGAAACAGATCGCCAGGAAGAACTACTGGGACCCGTACCAGTGCGACCAGTTCGACGCGCGGGTGGGGTTTCAGGTCTTCGACGCAGCGTACAACGGAGGCCGGCCCGCACAGTGGCTCCAGCAGGCGGCCGGCGTCACAGCGGACGGCGTGATCGGTGCGCAAACCGTCGCCGCAGTGCACGCCGCTGATCCGCTGAAGATCATCATGCGCTTCGACGCATATCGCCTCCAGTATCTCGGCAACCTGCCGACCTGGCCGACCTTCGGGCACGGCTGGGCAAACCGCATCGCCAATAACCTTCTGATGGGAGCAACATCATGAGCGGATGGACGGACGCACTCGGCGTCGTTGCGAAACTAGCGCCGACGATTGCCTCGGTGGTGGGTGGCCCGCTTGCCGGAGGCGCAGTCACAGCGCTCGAGTCGGTGTTCGGCATCACGCCGCAGCCCGACGCGTCGGTGGATTCACGTCAGGATGCCGTTGCTGCGGCGATCAGCGGTGCTACGCCCGAACAGCTCGCAGCGATGCGTAAAGCCGATCAGGACTACGCTGTCCGCATGGCCGAAGCTGGCTTCAAGGATACAGAGACGCTCGCGAGTCTCGCGGTGCAGGATCGCGCCAGCGCGCGCTCCATGCAGATCAGCACAAAGAGCCTGACGGCGCCATTCCTCGCTATCTTCGTCACGCTCGGTTTCTTCGGCGTGCTCGCGCTGATGATGTTCTATACGCTGCCACAGGCGACGC